GACACCCAACCAGCTTTTAAAACGGACCTAGGGCCGGCTGCGAAGCCATGGGCTCTAGGTTTTTCCATTTAACCGCCACGCCGGGGCCAGCCATCGAACTCTGAACCCCGGCGCGCGCTTTCTCACGAAAGGGGCGTTAGCCCATGACCAACACTATCACAAAGCGCAAGTCGAACAAGCTTGCGGACAAACTGCGGAACGCGCCGCTTATTGCGTTGACCGCAATCGTTAGCCTCTCGCTGGAAGCATTCGGCTGGGGCTATATTTTCTTAACGAACAAAGACACGGCAAACATTCTCGGGATCGTTGTCCCGTTGGCTTTGGTTGAGGCGATCATCATTAGCGCAACGGGCTTTCTGGCCCTGATCGCTGCTTTTGTCGCCGCAGAGCGCCGTTCTGATCCTCGCGGGTCGCAGCGTCGCCAAGCCTTCGCAGCTCAGTGCCTTGCGCTGGTGCTGCTTGTCCCGCCGATGACCAAGGCTGCTGAAGCCTTCGCGTTCCCGGCGCAGATCGATGCATACGAAGCCTATATCGCCTCCCCGCAATACCAAGCGGACTTGGCGAAGGCCAACGACAATACGCTAGACAGTATCGCCCAGCTTCAAGCTGCAACTTCGCTGTCTCGTGCAGTCCGTCCAACCCGCGCAACTTTCGACATCGGCGCGTGGATTTGGGCGGCTTTCATCTACGGCGCAAACCTACTCGCTGCCAGCCTCCTCTGGCGCACCAAGCCGGAAACGGCAGCCGAGCGGGAGCGTCGCCTAAAGGCTCAAGCCGTCGCCAAGGGGCGCGCAACTCGCGCCGCTAACAAACTGGCAAAGCAACAGGCCGAAACCACAATCCAGCGTCCAAGCTGGTTTCGCGGGCTCTTTGTCCGCAAGGTAGCCTAACCCAAAGCGCCCGGTGGAAACGCCGGGCGCTTTTTCTTTGTGCTATAATCTTTTGCTTGGTGAGCCTAAAAGGAATGAAATGGGCGCTGCATCAAATCTTCTTCGACAGGCGATTTTGCAACGTGTTGAGCGCGGGCTCACGCCGTCCTCTGCGTTGCGCGAAGTTCTGGCAGAAAGAATTGGCGGAACGCCAGCAAAGCTGCAATGGGCGCATCGATATGGTGATAACATAAATCTCTATGCGGGCGCACACAGCTTGCCATCCATGTCTCTTGACGAGGCGTCAGACATCATAGGCAGAGATAGGGCGCAACTTATTCGAGACGGCATCGCTGCGGGATCGAAAAACGGCGAATTGCGTGTTTTCGATGCTTCGGAAATAGAGAACTATCGGGGGCAACACCAAGCTCCTGATAGAGAAAGCGGCGCCCCTATCCATGACGTTACGGCCAATGGGGTGTATCCATCCGATTTCTACCAAGGAAATGCACTGCACTACTACGGCACAGGGCATGAGGCAGATGGATACGCGGTCAATAAGATACTTGGACTGCGAGGGCGGCCAGATGCTCCTGTTAAAATATGGAGATCGATTCCGTGGAAAGGGCAAAGACCTAGAAGCGCCTTGGGTAGTACCTATTTGAATCCTGGTGATTGGGTTACGATCTCGCGCCAATACGCCCAAGATCACGGCGCGTCAGCGCTAAATGATGAGTACGCAATGGTTGCCGCAAATGTGCGGGCCAAAGACTTGTTCACCAGCGGTGATTCGTTCCTAGAGTGGGGATGGTCGCCATTGGACGTGATTAAATAATCAACCAACCCCACCTCATAACTTCAAACACTTAGGATGCTTCGATGCGGCGCGGAACGCGCACGCTTTGGAGTAAGTAAATGTCGCTGCAACAATCAGCGCTGACGCTGCCAGAAGGTGGCAATGAGTGGACGCTAGGAGCCGAACAGGTTGCTATCCCGTCCGATCAACAGCAACAACCAGAAGACCAAATTCCGGGGGCAGACGCCGCCGCACCAATCGACACGAACCAACCGCCTGCCCTTTCAGATCTTGAGCAAGTAGCCATTGGCCTTGGCTGGACGCCTCAAGACAGATGGCGCGGCGATCCCAACAAATGGACCCCTGCGGCGGACTATATCGCCACTACGGGCCGCGTGCTGGAACGCACGAAAAACGATCTGAAGCTGACGCGCCGGCAAACTGACGAGTTGAACGCGCGTCTTGCTCGCTTGGAAGTGGGTCAACAAACCCAAGCCCAACAACGAGCCCAGGAACTCGATGAGCAATATGAGGACGCCAAGTTTGAGGCGGCTCAGAAAGGCGATACAGAATTGTATCGCAAGCTCGTCAAGGAGCAAAAAGAAACGCTCGCTAAAGTGCGCCCAGAACCGGCGCCGCAACGCCAAGCGGTAGATGAAACCCAAGTCTATCAGCAAGCCGAAGCGATCATGCAAGATCCAATCGCGGTGCGTTTCTTTGAGACGAACCCGATTGCCCTGCAGGACGAAGCAGCCTGGAACATGATGGACCGGGAAATGACCCGCGTGGCATCAAACGGTGGTTCTGCCGCTCAACAGTTCAAGGCGGCCGAAGAAGCTCTGCGCTACGCTTATGCTGAAAAGTACGAGCGTTCAGGCTTCAACGGCCAAATCCCGAACAACCAGCAGACCCAACAACAGCATCATTCACAGCAACAACCGCGTGCTGAGGATGGCAAGTTCGTTCCGCCAGCCCAACAGCGCCGCCCTGCCCCGCCGATTGCGGGCGCAAGTCATGTCGCACGTCCCGCTGCGCCGAATGCAACGGCTGTAGATCGCCTCCCCGCTGAAGCGCGTTCGTTCATGGAAACGCAAGTAGCGGCTGGCAAAGTCAAAGACACAGAGGTTTGGGCCAAGGCTTTTCTTGGTGAAAAACTCTCATACAGTGGAGCACGTAAATGAGCGAGGCAGAAGCCCCCGCACCGAGCCGTGGCCGTCAGCCGCGCGCTAACGTCGATGCAAAGCGCCGTGAGCGCCGCTATCAGCCAGGCACGGACGCTGAAGGCACGAATTTCCACCTCTGGGTGGATCAATCGAAGCTCGATACCGACACGTTCAAATATCGTTGGGTCTCCAACGTTCACGACCGTATCCGCCGGCTTGAGCATGGCGATTGGGATTTGGTGAGCGAAGAAGAGGTTGGCTTTACCACCGACCGCTCCGGCGACATCAATCCGAACGGTGGCCGCGAAAACGTCCGTATGCGCTTGATGCGTAAGTACAAAGACTGGTTTGAAGACGACCAGAACGTCAAGCAAAAGCGCATCGAAGATCAAATGGCGCGCGCTGCACGCGGCGAAGAGATTCTGCAAGGCAAGGGCGATGACGCAGGCCAAGGCCTCTCAGCCGCCAATGCCTACCTGCCGAACGGAACGAACCGCCTTTGATTTCCAGTAACGGAAGTTTAACGGACTAGGCGTTACACGAAGGGCGCGCTGACGGAAACGTCACGCGCCCACTTCGGCGGAAGACGAAGAAGCACCGCGAGACTTTCGGGTTTCGCATCAGGGTCAGAGAAAGCGCTTGGCGCTTACAGCCCTTCCCTCTCGATTTTTGGGAGCGCGCATTAAGCGCGCTTATGCTTCGGAGTTTATCTTATGGCCAATCCCACGTCTGGGTTTGGGTTCGTGCCGGTGGGGCATATTAGCGGCGCGGGCTCGTTCACGGGTCAAGTCAATCGCTACTATGTCGCTGCGGACGATTCCAACGCCCTCTTCCTTGGCGATCCGCTGGTTTTGACTGGCGATTTCCACACGGACGGCACGCCGATCATCACCATCGCCACTGTCGGCACTGGCGTTACGACCGACAAGATCACTGGCGTTCTCGTTGGCGTCGAACCAACGACTGCAATGCCGGCGCAAAAGCATCGTCTCGCCTCAACGGCAACTTACGTCCTCGTCAATGACGATCCGGGTACGATCTTCAAGGTTCGCGGCGACGGCGCCTATGCCACGACCGATCACGGCTCAACCTGTCAGATCGTTTCCGGCTCAGGCAACACCGTGACGGGCTTGTCTGGCTATCTGCTCGATTCTTCGGAAATCGCGCAAACCGCCACAGATCAACTCATCATCGTAGGCGCCTCAAACGACGAGAACAGCGATCTCTCGACGTTGCTCAACGCGACCTATCTCGTTCGCTTCAACATGCACACGGGCAACCTCCCGTCTGCTGGCATTTCGTAAGGGGCCTGAGCAATGGCAGTAGAAACCCGCAGCGCTCACCCTACCCTGCTTTGGCCGGGTGTGGCGGAAGTCTTTGGCGACGCTTACAAAGACAAGCCAGAATACTGGCGTTCGATTTTTGAAGAGCAAAAGTCGGACAAGCACCTCGAAATCACGGTCGCGGCCTCGTACTATGGCCTCGCCCCGATCAAAGGTGAAGGCGCCCCGATCCAGTACGACCAAGCCCGTGAAGGTGCAAAGTACACGCACACCAACACGACCTATGCGCTTGGCTACATCGTCACCCGCGAAGAACTGGAAGATAACCAGTACGAGCGTGTTGCGAAGGCTCGCGCTTCTGAGCTGGCTCGCTCCATGCGCGCCACGAAAGAAACTGCGCACGCCAACGTTCTGAACCGCGCTTTCAATTCGTCCTATCTGGGCGGTGACGGCGTTGTGCTCTGCTCGACGGCGCACCCAACGGCAATCTCAGGCACGCAGTCGAACCGCCTCGCGGTGGACGCGGATCTGTCGGAAGCCTCGATTGAAGACATGGTGAAGCTCATCGTGAACTTCAAAAACGACCGTGGCATCCGCATCCAAGTCATGCCGCGCCAGTTGATCGTTCCCGTCAATGAGATGTTCAACGCGACACGCTACGTGAACTCCACGCTGCGCCCTGCGTCGGCAAACAACGACGTGAACGCCATCAACTACATGAACGTTCTTCCTGACGGCATCATGGTCTATCCGTATCTCACGGATGACGATGCTTGGTTCATCACCACGGACCAAAAGTCGGGCTTGAAGTCGTTCAACCGCCGCGAAGTTGACTTCGACAAGGACGAGGATTTCGGCACTGAAAACGCCCGCTCCAAGTCCACGATGCGCTTCGTTGCGAGCTTTGATGATTTTCGCGCAATTGGCGGATCGCAAGGCGCCTAGTTAGCCGGCTAAGGCAGGCAAGGAGCGCTGGGCTTAGGCTTGGCGCTCCACGCCTTCCCCAAGGGAGCATTCATAATGGCGTTGACTAACTTCTACCCTGGCGTTTCGGTCGCCAATCCAGCGAGTGCTGGCATGGGACCGGAGACCCCCCTCTTCGATCCGGTTCAGCATGTCGTCTTCTTTGACGATTTCTTCCGCTACAACGCGGCCGATTGGGTCATCAC